TTTTACCATTTACAATTTTAGCATAGCAGCTGAAACCGGTGGCCATATTTGTAGTTTTCCACCACCAGCCTTTTGGAATCGGGAAAATACTACCGCCGCACGGATTCGATATGCGGGGCAAATGTTCCATATACATAATGCGAATTGTGTTACTTTCATTAAAATTACTGTCCGGGCAAATATCACAAGTTTTAATTGTTTGACTTGTACGATTATTGTAAAGGCATAGGTAACCGTCGCCCAGGGTAAAGCTTGACGCAATGCCGTCTTGTATGCTTTCAGCCGTTGAAAAGTCAGGCTGTTTTAAAAAGTCCGTATCTGGAACGGTTGAGGCATAAACAAGAGTTGAGCCTTTATAAATCTTGCCGATTTTAGTTTTTCCGAAATAAATATCCTCAATTTTTTTGCTCCCGATGTGAACTGTCATTTTAATCCTCCGGGATAAAGTAGAATGTATCTGCATTCGGGCTTGAGGGCAAGCTTGAAACTACCTGTAACTTATTATTCATAATAGACGTTATGCGGCTGTTCACCCATTGAGTGTTAGAAATCTTTGTTGAATTGTCATCAGCTCTGGGCGGTGTTGGACAAGTTGCATATACTTCGCCGTTTTCATTAACTACAACTTTTATATATGATGTTTTTGTAGTCCCACTAATTTTAGAATTCGTATAAATTGATGTTTCTAAATACCCTGTCGTGGCAAATTCATTTCTAATCTCGCCAGTAAACAAACCGTTTTTATCTAAAAAAAATAACGTGCTGCTAGTACTGGCAGATGGTTTATTGCTAATATCTGCAAGAGTGTTTTTAAACCCAAACTTAGGATTATTTGATTGCCCGGTTTTAACTCCGCTAAAAATTTCATCTCCGGAGCGGTGCAGAAGATTAAAATTTTGTGACGGGTCAGCAGCTCGTCCTGCGGTCATAATTGCAGAATTATTATAATCGGTAGACGCGGCAGGGTGCGGGGCAGTTGCCCTTATGCCGTTATTATCATCTCTGTTTATCTGAATTGAACCAAGGATAGAAGAGCCATCTTTAGACGCAGCATACATTTGCATACAATCTAGATTGTCATCAGATTTATAATTTCGCAAACCACCAAGCCTAGTTGAACCGTCAGAAGTATATTGAATTTCTGTACATGTGCCGCCTGCTTTTCCCAACTTTATCGGTGAAGCGCCGTTAAAAACTTTTGTCCCCGTAATTGTTTGATTTGAATCTTTATCAACGGCGTTAGCGATTCCGTTTTCGATTTTATTCATATTTTCGGCATTGACCTGCGTTCCGAGTTCGGTAACAGTGCCGAACGCGTCCATTAATGTTACTGTACTGTCTCCGTTATCTCTAACCGAATATGTACGCGGATTTTCAACATTTTGATCTTTCCACTCTGTTTTTGTGTATGCCATTGTCTTACTCCAAAATTTCTTTATTCGAAAGGACGTTTAACCGATATAAATACGTTGCCTGCTTCACATTATAACTTAAATTCGGTAAATCCTGCGCAAGCAAAACCCCGCTGCTGTCATAGATTTTTATGCCGTTCAAAATATCGCTTGAACTCGTAAAAGACACATCAACGTATATGTCAACCATATAATTATTGAATACCTGTTTATTTTTTATGACAGCTTCCCGCTCCTGGTCGTTTACGATAAGTTTAACCCCGGATATTTTATTTAACATAAAATCAGCAATTGACTTTTGAAATGCCTTTGTAATCATATCGGATCAGTTCCCCCGTAAAACGTGCCGCAACGCCGGATAAGATAGGAAATAATTATTGTTTTATCATCAATAATAACGTCCGTGCTGTCCAGCAAAAGGCTGCACAAAAAAGCCAGATGGGCTGGTTTAGCCTTTTCAATTGCCGCGATTAAATAATCTACCCTTAGTTTATAATCCAAACATAAAATTTCAAGCATATAATTTGACCAATCGTACAAAATCTCGTAATCAGTTCCATAATTGATTTGAATTAAATTATTTAACCTGTCCCAAGTAAACGGAAGTTTCAAGTTTCGTTTATTCAGAATTTCCTCAACTCGTTCTTCGTCCGTTTTTGTATCATCTGGCACAATTCCGTAAAGCTCTTCGAACCGAGATATTAACTTGGTTGTAGTTATATGAACGTCATAACGCATTTGATACATTTGTTCGTGCAGCTCGTCAAGTTCAGGCTGTATAGCGTCAATAATATCTTTCAGCTGCTTAATCTCATAGACAAAGCGGGGAATATCTGTGCGTAATTTACTCTTAATTTCCATATCAAGCCTCGTTTATCGTGATTGAACCAGCTCGCGCAACTTGAGTTTCTGAAAGGTTTATTGATACTTTGCCGCCGTTCATAGTGTAATTTGTAACATCTTCGACGCCTTGGCAGTTAAACAGCAAGTCAGACATTCGCAAGTATGACACCGTTAAATCTGCCGTATCAAGATATTGTTTTAATAATTCCGTAAATTCTGCTTTAACGGTTGTTGTGCTGCCGCTGCTATCAATTACACAATCCGCGACAATATCAATATCAACATAATCAACACTTGCAACTGTTACAGTCGCCCCGATAGGTGCATTGTCTTCGATATAATCGGAAACGCGCTGTAAAAGCTCTTCTGTAGGGTCAGTTTTATCCGGGGTAGAGATTAACACCTTGACAGTGCCGTTTCCGTTCCACAGCGGCAAAATAATAGCTTTGCCGACCCCGTCAACACTTTCAGCCCATAATTGATAATGCGCTTTGTTTCCTGAACTTGCCTCGGAGCGAATTTTGAACAAAATTCTTTCCCTATAATCTTCGTCGCTTTCCTTGTCCGTCCCGCCTGCGCCGTCGCCGGTAGCAACCGCAGAAGTCAGCCCGTAATAGCTGCCTACGAAATCAAAAACAGTCCCCTCGTCAACATTACCGTCTACACCGGGCGAATCGCATTTAAATGTTACGTCAACGAACCCCTCTTCTGGTATATTTTTATTTTCGGTGCAGGTAAAAACAAGATTGCTAAATGTAATTTTTACATCGGTCCCAACCATTTGGTTTGGATACCCCTCAACCCTAACCGGAACAGTCGCATACGTCGCTTGTTTACGGTCAAGCCCTACATCTGCCCCGCATAAATCAAGGTCGTCGCCGGTTGCGGTCGTTGCAAAAGCTCTATTCAAAAGAGTGTCAATCTGCGTTTCTTGAACAGCTGAAAACTCATAACCCACGGCCCCGATAATATCTTGGCCGAACGTTCCCTCGGTTTTATTTTCTTGAAGTTTTAGCCGTGCGTTCATATCCGCAACGTAATCATCTTTTAAACTCATTGCATAAGCTCCCGTGTCAAGGTTGTTGTCAATTTGCCGTAAACAGTCGTTACGGTTGCCTGAATATTCATAACGCTGCCGGTTTGATTAAAAATAAAGTCTGAAACGCTTAAAATATACGGGTTGCAGATTAGCGCCTCGGTAATAATTCGTTGCAGTTCTGATTTTCGAACATCTGAATTAACAAAGCGCGCAATCAGATTATTAAACTCGTTTCCGTATTCTGGCGTGTAGGCTAAATATGCAAACAACTCCGTTTCCGGGTGTAATGCTTTCCAAATCCATATTTCCAGCGCGTCATTTTTAAAAACCAGATAGGGCATTTTATTTTTAAGCTTTAATTCCTTTTTTTCATAATCATACGCCCACTCGGCAAAAATAGGCAGCGTGTCGGCGCTTATTGCTACATCCGGCTGTATATTATCATCAATAGTTAAATTTTGCGGAATAAAAGGAAAATCATTCGTTGCCATTTGTGCCCTCTCCCTCTGTTTTAACAACCATTGATATTTTTGACAATACGATTATTTTATTTTCTCCGATTTTCTGAACCGCGACTAAATCGCCAACGTGCAGAATAAACCTATTATGCCATTGTTTGAAGTAATTATAAAATTCTTTGATAAAATCAGGTATTGTGCCGGAAATTATAGCGGTATAGTCTGCATTTGGCGAACCTTGAGCAATCCACGGTTGCGGGGCCATTCCCTGAATGTTTTGTTGTCCTGCCATAGCTCCGTCAACATCAAGGTTTATGTTTTCATCAAGCAATAATTCATTACAATACAGGGTGTCGTTTTCAATACTAAAATCAATCTCGCGAAAACGTACCGTTAACGGTTTAAGGCTCCGTACAATGCCGACGTTGGCCAATGCCCTAGATTTAAGCATTTTCCGGTTTTGCTCCGTTATCATTTTATACAGCTGGGTTTCCCAGCGTTCCCCTTTAGCCATTATAAGCAACTCCCAAGCGTGTTTCGTGGACGTTATCAAACCAAGTATGCTCGTCGTTGATGATAAAAAATTTACCAACAAAGCCCGTTTTTGGCTCTGCAATTAAAACGTTTTTCCCAGTGATACATTTTACATCGCCGTTTATGATTATACTCCCCGTTTTATCAACCCCGTGCAGCTCCGGCAAAATTAAAACGTCGTCTTCCGTGTAACGTTCCGTTTCTACTTCCTGAAACAATCCGAATTTCTGTAAATCGGCTTGATTCATTTTAGTTGTCAAAACAGAACCCTCGTCATCAACAATAACAATGCGGTTTATCATCTGTTCAATATTTTCCGAATACTCGGCTTCGCGTATATTAGTATCGCTGCTTAAATTAGCCACGGTTAAAATATCGCTTGGCAAGTCTAGATAAACGTTTGAACCGAGCGCGCGGATATTATAAACCGGCAAGTCTAAATCTTTCCGTATCGATTTGGCCAAAACTTCATAATATGTTAAATCACCGGTAGCAATGATTTGTTGGTTTGTGTGGCCGAACGTAATTAAACTTGTCAAACCGAAGACGTTGCAGACTTGCGCGCATATCTGGGTTGCTGTTCCTACATAGCGCCCCGAGGCAGTGCTGCGCAATAAATTATTTAATAAATCGTAACAATCAACTTCGTATTTTTTAGTCGTAGTGTTATAATTCGTTATGTATGCCATACCCTGAAACAATAAATTATTGTTATCGTCATACATCGTTATTTTATCGCCTACGCGTGTGCTTTCTTCCATAGGTAGATATACGAATGAAAGCGTACGGGCTGCCTGCTGATAATCTCCGCCCCAGCGAATATACGTTTTTGTTAAAATTTCCTTGCCGTTCCGGTAAATTCTCATCGTCGCGCCTCATAGTTTTAAAATCTGGCCGGCAATATCGCTGTCAATAGTCAAACCGTTCTTTTCCGCAATAGATGTCCAGTTCGCACTATCGCCGGTGTATTTAGTTGCAATTGAATATAAATCATCGCTTGATTTGGCCAAAACCGTATCAGCTAATGCACGAACAGACGAACGAGAAGTTAAACCGCTGGCAAGAATTGATAAAACGGAATTAACAGCCGTGCTGGTTGTCGGGTCGCGGTGTTCGATAAAGTCCAGCTGGTAAAAAATTATTTCGCAGCTTTCCCGAACAACCGGCTCGAATCTCTGAATCTTCATCAACTCGTTAAAGTAATCCGAAATGACTACACGGATAAGGTCTTTTTTTTCCTGCCAAGTTTTAATTTTACTTATCGCCGATTGCCGTGTGATGATATTATTGATTGCTCCGGTGATTAAATTCGTATATGTCGTATCAGTATTGGCCAAAGCGTCATCATTTAAAAAAATGCTGTTAATCGTCAATGTCTTGCAACGACGGTCTCCGATTATTGCTACTTCCCCGAAATCAATTACATTATGCTGCGTCAAATTCATTTCAGCCGGCAGCGCAATTTCATTCGGATTTATCGGCAGCGTTAAAATTTCGCCCCGCGTCTGATTGTGAAAATAAACTGTCATACGCTTAGCCATTTTTAGAAACTCCCCGTATTACTGAAAGCCATTTGTAACTGTTTTGTGAGGCTCTGCCCGATTTTTTCAATGTCCGCCTCTTCTCGAACTGTGCCGTTTAAAGTAAAGTTATTGGTCATATTCGTAGTATTATTTGTCGTATTTTGCGTTGGCCTCTGCATTGCTGATATTTTCGCAATATCTTTTCCATAACGAGATTGATCTGAAAATGCGCCAGCAATTCGATTAACAAAGCCCTGTACTTGCTTGTCAATAGGCTCTTTGGCCTGAACGTCTTTAAATCTGTCCTCAATTGTTTGGCCATAAGCGAATTTATCGGCTTTGATTGACAAAATCCGGTCTTCGATTGTTTCCCCCGGCATAAGAGGTTTTACGGTCGGTTTAATTTCTTTCGGGGCATAATCACCCGACCAAGCCCCGCCGATTGATTCCCAAAATCCTCTGCCCTCTGAACCGCTGTTAAACATATTTGTCAAAATTTCGCTGGTCTTTTCAGCAATTTTATATAAAGCAGTCAACCCAGCCACAATTTTAGTTATCGTGAAAATTACCGGGTGTTTTTCAATAACTGTTAATGCCGTTGCAATTGAGCCAAGCGCTCCGACTACGGTCGGGGCGACGATTGCAATGCCCCCGGCGGTCAAAATATAATCTTGCGTTGAATCGTCCAAAGAATCAAACTTATCGACTAAGACAATAAGTTTTTCGATGATATTTGAAACGTGCGGCAATAGCTTTGTTCCGAGCTTAATTCCAAGAAGTTCGACATTATCGATTAAAGTTGATAAACGGCCCGACGCTGTTTTACTCTGTTTTTCCATTAAACCGTAGAATTTTCCGCCTGCCGATGTGGCTTTCATCATCGCCTTTTCTACCTGCTCGAACGAGATTTTGCCCTTGCTCATTCTATCCTTTAGCCGCGACATAGATATACCGGTTTGTTCCGATATAATTTTAAGCGGGTTAAAACCGGCGTTAACCATTTGCAAAAGGTCTTGTCCCATCAATTTACCGGACGCTTGAACCTGCGCAAAGGCCAACGCCAAGCTGTCAAACCTTTGTTTGTTTCCGCCGGCTAAATCGCCAAGCATACGCAGCGCAGGAATAATTTTTTCGGCACTATAACCGAAGTTTAAGAGCAATTTCGCATTATCGGTTAAACCTCTTGTTTCAAGCGGGGTTTCAGCTGCCAACTTCTGAATATCGGCCACCATTTTTTGGGCTTTATCTGCACTGCCGAGCAGCGTTTCAAAAACCGAAAGCGTGTTCTCCATATCCATAGCAAGCTTAACCATTGCCCCGCCTGCTGCAATAAGCGGCAGCGCGATTCTCGTTTGCCCCCAGTGTCCTACATCTTTCGCAATTTTCCCGAACTTTTCTAAAGAAAACGAGGTTTTTTTCGTTTTCTTGTCAAAGTTATCCATACCGGCAGCCATTTTAACCAGCTTGCCGCTTACTTCATCGCGTAATCGTAAAACGTCTTCAAAGGTTGCCATTGCCTTTTTTCTCCCACCAAAACAAAGCGCTGGCCAAATAAAAATCGCGCTCAACCGGTTTTAAAGATAATACCTTGTTCGGGTCAATCCCCCGTTCAAGGTAATAGGACGCCAAAAACAAATTGACGTCCGTTTTAATCAGTTTTTTAGTTCGTCCACGGGGTCATCGTCTTTTTTAGGCGTTGACATTCCGTTGATCTCGTAAATTTTCAAAATAATATCTGCAATATCATCGGGTTTAAACAGGTATTCGATAATATCATAATAAGACTGGATTAAACCCTTTTCTTTTGCAGGGACTGCAATTTTTTTTAAGTCCATACAAGAATAAATAGTTTTAATCATTTCAGGCGTCAGCATATCGCCGATTGTAACCTTTTTAATTCGCTGGGAATAAATCAGGTCGCGGCGCTCGCTATGCGTTAACGTTCTGATCTCCATATCTTCATCAAGGCTTTTAATGTGAACGATATGTTTTTCTTCTGGCCGGTTTTTTTCGGCCTCAATCACTTTTAAATATTTTTCAATATCCATACTAAGCCTCGTTAAAAACTTGGTCGTTTACCTGAACTTTTGACGGCGGGAAAGCAAAATTTAAATCCTTTTCGATAATTTCGCCTTTCGTCATAGCCAAAAACGGGACTTCATCAAAAGAAACCTCGTTAATGGTATAGCCCTCTTGCTGGCCGTTTGCAGCTCCCGGGTCTTTCAAGTTCGTTTCAATTACGAAATGCGGCTCTTCACCCTTAGCCAGGTATTTTTGTAAAATACTGGCGCAAGTCGAATAAACCTCTTGAATGGTTGCTGTTCCCGTTCCTTGATGTGAAACTTTGGTACGTTTCAGGTCAAGCCCCTCGTAATATTCTGCATAGTTATTTTGGACACTGGCGGTAATTGAAGAGAATTTTGCAACCTCTTCCCCGTCAAGCCAAACCTTGCCCCAAGTGCCGACCAGCGGCGCGCGTTCTCCTGCCATAGTTTAAGCCTCCTCAAATAAATTAAAGTCAAGGTCAAGGTCTTCCATAACATCAGTAGGCGCACAAGAGCCGTCAAGCCCTACATACGAACCGGTGTTATACTGTAAAACCTGCTGTGTTGTCATATCTGCCGTGCTTATGCCCTGCCCCTCAAGATATGCCTTATTTTTGTCGTATGAAACGGACACTTTATTAGTCATATTCTCGTCAAGCAGTTCCGGCGTCAAGCCCTGCAAATAAGAGTTGATTGCTCCGCAGAAACGAACTTTATTCGCATAATCGTTAACATATTTGCCAACATAGCTATCGCGGAAAGTTGTTACAATATCCTCGGCTATAAGGTCAAGAGTTGAAACAATGCGGATTTTCTGAAAATCAGCCGTTACGCCGTCGGTCAATGTCGTCAAACTGTTAACTGCACGGCCGAGCTTATACTCGCCATTTTTAAACAGCGGAATCAAATGCCCTGCGTCGGCTGCAGCGTCCGGATCTTCCAAAATATCGCAAGACACGATTTCATCAAGCTTGGTATAAGTTGCCGAAATCGTATCAGACAAGCCCGCCAAAATGCCCGCAATACGGCAGGTATATTCTGCGCCTGTATAAGATTCTTCTGTGCCGGTAAAGTTCAATTTAAGATTTTCGCAACCGTCCAGCTCGATAATACGCTGGCTATCTGCCTCGGTAGACGGCTTGTAAAAAATAGCCTTTCCGAACGCGTCAAGGCTTTTACGTGATTTTTCCAAATAATCCTGAATTGCGGTCATCGCTGCAGCGTCTGCCCCCGGCATTGCTAAATAATTGAACTTCAATTTTTTAAGCAAAGCTACAGTATCGGCAATCTGTTCTTGCTGTTTAATCAAAACAACTTTAAACGGTCCGCCTAAAAAGCACATCTGCAAAAGTTTATACGTCTTTGCGTCTACTTCACCAGTTTTCACGTCTGAAAAAGTCGCATAAGTCTTTACATTTTCGGATAAAGTTTCATCATCAAGAACAAGCGCAGCGATTCCCTGCTGTGAGCGGGTAATTGCTGTAACGGCTTTTCTGTGAAACTCAATGACAAAACTCGGTTGTCCCTGTCCACTCATTTGTTGCCCTCACTTTCAAAAGTTAAATCCAAGGTTCCCATTTTTTCAGCGTTATCGTACGCAATTTTATCGACAGTGTCAACTTGGTAATTCGCGGAAAATGAAATTTGCAAATAACCGTCAACAATCCGATGTTCAAAATCATCATTCGGCGTAATAATATAGCTTTTTTCACGCCGTTTATACTGCAAGCCTTTTTTTAACGGCTCTATGATTGAATCGGCGAACTCGTAAAGCTCCAAATCGTCGGTTTCCGCGGCGTACGCAAATTCAATTACAATTTCGGCGTGTATATCTGCATAAAAGTTTTGGTCTGCTGTGCTGCTCGTAAAAAGCGGGAAATACACCACCATAAACGGATATTCAACCGAACGAACGCGGCCGAAAAATATTTTAACGTCTTTTTCCTGAAAACGCAAATTTCCAAGAGTACGACTAATTGCTTGTGCAAGTTCTACCGGATCACTCACTTTATAACCCCCCGTAATAAATCAGTCATAACAGGCTTTATTTTGGATTGTGTCTTTTTAATGCTGATTAAGCCAACAAACCGCCCCCGCGTTTTCTTTCCGGTATCTCTGCCTGTCCTGGTAACAATGCGGTGTCCATATTCCAAATGGCTCGCATATTCAGCCTCGTTTATACATTTAACAGACGTGTCCAAACCGGATTTTTCAACTTCTGCCGTCCAGCTCCGCCGATAGTTTCCGGTTTTAACGAGATTCTGCGCAGATGTTTCTTTTTTAGCCTCGGCCACAAAGGTTTTAGCCGCAGTATCGCCCACATCTTCAAAAATAGCCGATACTGCGCTTTTTCTTTCCAAATAAACCTTTTTTGCGTCCTTAAACTTCACGTGTAGCCTCCGCGATAGGCTCAAACGAGCATTGTGTTTGAGCTGTCATTGTGTAAATTTTGGTTTGTCCGGCATAAAGTTCTAAATTTTCACCGGCAGCCGTTTTAATAATGATTTTATCGTTAATCTGCAAACGGTATCGGGGCGAATAAAACAAAACAAAGTCTTTATTTACAGCCGTCGCCTGCTCTTTTATATAAATTTGATGTAGCCTATTATTAACGGCCAAATGGCATTTTATACCGGTATAAACCTCGGTCAATTCGTTCTTGCTGTAGCCGCTATTCCCTGCAACAACCTGCTGCCTATATACTGCGGCGGTATCATTCCAAAATATTCGTGGTGTCATTTTCTTTCGATTCCTCTACTCCTAAAATTTTACGCCAACGCTGCAAAAGATTTTTTTCATCAAAGGCATTGTCCGAGGCTGAATAAGTAATGGACATATCCAATTCCTTATAGCTCGTAACCTTTTGCGCATTTAACCCGTTTTCAAGATAATTTGCAGCAATACGGGCAACAACCCGCTCCATACAAAGCGGTATATCGTCGCGGTTGCAATATGCCAAACATTCATCAATTACAACATCAACTTCAAAATCTTGAGTTTCTGAAAGTTCGTCAATAGCATTTAAGATTTTGACGTAACCTTTTATTCTCTCTCGCTGTTCTTCTGTAACCATTTAAAAACCTCTTGCCCTTATTTTATGCAGAATAAAAAAAAAGACAATACAAAAAAAGACGGCAGCTAAAAACTGCCGTCCGAGACTTTATGAACTTCAGGTAATCATAATAATAAACATACAGCGGAGAATATGAAAAAAATAATCAGTAACCGTTTTTATGCAAAATCAATTTAAAATCTTTTCAATGTCTTTTTCAAGATTTTTCTTTGCATTATCCCCACCGTTGCCCGATTCCTGCTTTTCAGGGTCGTTCTCTGGTTTGGCATTCTGATTATTTGCGGAGGCTCCGGCAGTTTGAGAGCTGCCACCGTTGCCCGATTCCTGCTTTTTTGCTCGTGCAGGCTTTACAACTGCATAGCCTTTACTTTCATAAATTCCACGGTCTTTATCTTCAACCGTTACGATTTTATTCAGTCTTCTCATTACTACCATTTTAAGACCTTTCATTTAAAAATTTACGCTTAGTCTGCACTGTACGCCGTAGCGTCTTTAGAAACGAAAACGCTGTCAACCTTTCCGGTCAAGCCGTTCGGGAAAATAAACGTATCCCATAACGAACGATTTTGATACAGATCGCCATCACCCTCGGTATGCGAACCGCGCGGGAAGTAATAGATTGAGCTAATCTTCGGAACGGTGTGTACCATATCCAAAGCCGCAAACAAAACGTTAATTGCCTTTGAAGTGCTGGCTACAGGTGCAAAGCCCTCGGTAAAGCTAAAACTATCGTAGAAACGATCAGTTGCCAGAACTTCGATAAGCGGAACGCCGTTAAGTTTTGCAACGCGGGTTTCAATAGACATCGGGCCGGAAAGATTAACGATTTCAACCGTTTTAGACAATTCTGTTGACTGCGCGATTAAGTCCATAATTTCGGTGCGAACATAACCGACAACCGTTCCGCGCTGGCGGTAAAGTTTCAGATTTGTTTTGCCCAAAAGTCCTACAAGTTTAGTATAAACGTTTGCAGCCATCCAAGTAGACAATTTAGCCTCTTCGATCAAGCCAGCAGTCGCCGCAGCCGACGCAATTTTAGAAAACGTATATGCGTCAATTTCCGGAATCTGATTGTCGTTTACAAACGAACGTGTAACGTTCATCATTGCGGCAGTCTGCGCGGTTTCGTCAATATCGGCAGCGTCAACCAAAAACGAAATATCGCGGTCGTGTTCAACCGTAAATTCGTGGTCTTTTTGTGTGATTGTTCCTTTATTCCAGCCGCCGTGCCGACTATGGTCTTTATAGCCGGATGTATTCATCTGGGTAAAGTGAAACGTTTTTGCTCCGAGCCACTGTACATTGCTTTCAATAAACGGAGATGTAAGCGCCCCCTGCTGAATGGCCTCTAAAATCTGGCCTGAATATTTTTCAGCATAATTCATTATGTGTTCCATTTTTAAAAATCCTTATTTTTTGGGTTGAAAATTGAATCGATTACGTGTCTGAATAAACGGGTTATTATCACCGCCCGTTTTTTCGATATTCGATCCGCCTTTGGGTGTGTGGGCATTTATGCGTTTGTTAACCTCTTCCAAAACAGCGTCATCGAAAGCCTTTTTAAAATTCTGCATTTCAGCCTTGGCAATTGAAAGCTCCATACCGGCAAACAGTTTTTGCGAAATTTTAGCATTGATTCCGCTTTCCTTAAAAAGCTTATCGATTGCGTCAGTATGTTCGCGCTCCTGTTTTTCCTTTTTCAGGCTTTCCAGCTCTGCCTTGAGCTTGTCCTCTTCGTGTTGTTTCAGCTGCTCCGCGGTCATCTTCGCCTTTTTTTCAACTTCATCAAGATCAAGCTTGTGTTTGCTGTTCAGCTCCTGCAATTCTTTTGTGTGCTTATCATTAACAGCCTTTAATCGCTGCGAAATAAGCTCGTCAATTTTCTTTTGCTGTTCTGCGGTAAATTTAATTTCAGCGTTTTCGTTTCCGTCTGCGCCTGCATTTTCATTTCCGCTATTGTTCTGGTTTACGTTTTCATCAGTCATAAAAAACCCCCTATAATTTCCGTTTACGCTCGTCAGCTGCCATTATGTTGCGTTAAAAAAAATTTTTAGTCAAGCCCATATTTACGATAAAGGGCTTTAATATTTATCACGGGGGCCGTCGTAGAGCGACAGTTCGGGTGCATAGGCGGATAATTCACCCCAACAACGGCGTCTTTGATTTTATGGATTGTTCCGTTTTCCTCGGTGCAGATTGCAGATGTGCGGTCGTCTAAATGCGCCAAAAATTCGTATTCGCTACAATCCGTTTCTTTGTAAAATTCTTTTGCTGCCTGCTCGTGGGTGTGAGTTGATTCTGTCCGGACAAGCCGCATTGCGTTATATGTTGAAGTCTGAAATTTATTTTTAATCTCACGGGCCGTTTTATCAAGAGCGCGCCCTTGAATTATATCGCGTTTTAAAATCTTATCAAGAGCAACCCCGAGCGCAGCTCTATCTTTCCAAATCCGCTCCGACCAATTCATTGAGCCAGTCCAAGTCTGATTTGCTAAGGCTTTAATTGTGGCCCGTGATATAGCGTGCATAGTGATTTTATATTTTTGTTCTGCGGCCTTTTTAAAAACATTATAGCCGATTTTCCCTGATTGATACAACGTTTCATCTAATTCAAGGCTTTGCTGCCGCGTCATATCAGATAATTTTATTTGCAGATCTGCGCGTAATTGCTGCAACCGGTCAATTTGATAAAGTTTTGCGTCTTCCCGATAGAGCCGTTTTAAATATTCGTCGCGGGTTTCATATTCAGAAGTTTTTTTTAACCGATTTAACAAAACAGTGCGCTGCCGGCTGGTTAAACGCTCGTCAATATTTTCAAGGTCAAAATCATCAATCTGTTTATTGATTTCTTTTATACTTGAGTTTAACAAACTATTCAGGCGCAGAAACGAGCTTTTTTCAATCTTGTCAAGCTGCTCCCGGCTTTCCCGCGCTCGTTCCTGCCAGTATCCCATTATTCGGCCTCGTCAGAATTTTCCGGGGTTTCATTATATGCAGCAAAAGCGGCCGCCTCTGCCTCTTTTTCCTTTGCCAGCTCTTCAATTTCCAAATCCACATCATTAACAAACGGAATCTGCTCCAACAAAGTACGCGTTGAAACAAGCCCCTGCAATTTATAGGCTGCGTCAATAATGTCCATTTCGTTTTGCGGCAGGTTTTTATAAAAAATGAAGTCAATTTTTTGCGAAATATCGTAAATCGTTCTGTTTTCAGCCAACGAAATAATCTGCAAGAGCAATTTTATACGCTGGTAAAGAGCGCGCCGGAAATAACGAGCTTTTGTTACGCGACACTGTTCGATTCCCCAAAGTTTATACTGCATAGCAACACCGGATTGCTGGCCGCTAAATTTATCATCGGTTAAATCGGGCGTTTTTGAAATTTGGTAAATCAGATCTAAGTTTTGGTCAATATGATGTTTTACGGCGTCAATATTAACATTTTTAACGACAAATTCCATTTTAGCGTCGCTCGGCAGCTTTGCAACCTTGTTTTTATTTATAGCGTCAATCTCTTTTTCATCGGTTGCCATTGCCCCGTAAATTGCTAAAATAGCGTTGGCAATACTTTGCAGGTCGTCAGTTTCGTTCGAAAAAGTCAAGGCCAAAGCGTCAAGCTGATCCTGAACTGGCTCATAATCGCCGATTTCATCATAATTATTTTTGAAAATAACAACCGGTATGTCTTTAAACTGGTGGTCTATCGGCTCTTTGAGTTCAACGGCTGCCCCGTTAAGGTCAAACGGTATGATTTGGTCTTTGCTGTAAACATAGCCTTTCCACCTGATAACGCCCCGAATTTCAGCACTCGGATACATATTGATTACGCAAACCGGTCTATGCAGAACGCTATTGTCAGTAACTAAAAATGTTTCTTCCGGGTCTAATTTTGTAAATCTTAATTTTTTCTTAATGTCGGGAGACGATATTGCGTCATCAATCATCACGACTTCAAAAGCTATGCCGTAGCAAGACATATCGTTAGCAATCGCGTAGTTTTCTTCTGGCTCAAAGTTATTCGCAAAAATTTCGGTTAATGTGTCCTTAAACTCGTTCGGCTCGGTTATATTTCCGTCAGCATTAACTTTTTCTTTCCAGTCATACTCTACCCCTCGGCCCAAAAAATACCCCGTCTGTACGTCGGTAATATACGAGGCAACGCCGATGTGTATGCTATAATTCGGGCGGTTTTTGGCCGCGCCTTTTTTAACGATAGGATTTTTATTATCGTAATACTGCCCTAATTTCCGCAAGCGTGGCTGCTGCTCCGGCGCATTTTTAAAGGTTGCAATCCAGTCTTGAACATTCCCAGCCGTTAAATCTGTGTTTTCCGAAATTATCATAAATTTAGCCCCTCGATTGAAATAATCTTGTCAATGTCGCAAATTTCCGAGTGTATAGCATAGCGAACCGCGTCCAATGTATCATCATTTTTTTTAATCGGCTCGTCTTTCTTCTCGTCCCATACATACGAATATATCTCTTTTTCGAAATTGACAAGCCCCTTTCTGTATGCGAAGAAATGTTTACTTTTAATCAGGCGCGCAACGTCGCTTATTCCCTCTAAAACATTCTTATTCGCATTAGTGGCCAGCAATCCGGCATTTTGGAACTTCTGAACATACTCGGGGCGGGCGGAATCGCAGTAAAAAACTATATTACCAAAGATTTCAACGATTTTCTTCGCCTTAGGCAGCCAAAAGGAATCAACATCTTCGTGCTGCGCAGCAATTTCCAAAATCAAATAAAAATCATTTCCGGCTTGGCCGAAGACAACGATTGAGCCAAAATGTTCGTATCCCCAGTCAACGCCAGCAAAAAACTTGTCAAAGCTTATGCCTTGCAAATTATCAACAATATGCTGCTTTGCGTCAAAGTCTTTATAAACGACACCCTCGGGCGTTACCCACAAGCCCAAAATATTGCGGTCGTAAAACATACCGGTAGGCGTGGTTTTCTTGATATTTTCAACATACTTCGGATCAAGGAAAGTATTATCGTCAAGCTTGAAATGATAGGCCGCAATGTATTTTCCGTCAGCCTTATCGATGTAGTCGCATTTTAGCCAATGGAGCGGGTCAGCCGGGTTTGTATCTGATAAAATGCGCGCGCCTGGGCCAGAACATCGGGAAATAATCTCGTCAAATACTTCCCGATTTGCCATTGTCGCCTCGTTTATGAAAGCCCCCCAAGAAGTCATACCGCGAATTACCGACAAACAGCCAATATCATCGTGGCCGAAGCAGCAAACCTGAACCCCGAACAAAGTAAACGTATTGAACTTGCTTAAACGGATTGAAAGCCCGAAACGGTTTTCAATTTCATTTATAACGTTACGCTGGATTGACCCGATTGAAGAACCAGCCAAGATATACTGCGGCCGCGTTGTATTCTGCATTGCGGCACGTTTGCGCACGTTTCGCAGCTCGTTTAAAAATAAATCAATATCTAAAATTGTTTTGCCGGCACGTTTTGCCCCGTGCAGAAAAAGCATAAAAAAATCATTATTAAAATAAAATTTTAAAACTTCTTGCTGCTTGGGCGTATAAAGGGCGTCAATATTCATTTTTTAAACTTACCCTCTAATTTCGTAAACAGCTCGTCAATCTTATCTTCTTTTGTCGGGTCGCCTTTTGGCTCTTCGCCTATAGTTTTTTGGATTTGCTGAAACGCAAATGTATTCCCCTTTGCGGCCGCGTTTATCTGCCCGAAAACCATAGCGGTTTTATACGTTACATCTTTCGCGTCGATTCCCGGCACCATCGTCCTCAATTTTTCTTCAATATCTTTGCTCGGCTTGCTGTTAAGCAGCATTTCGGCAATCTGCAATAACGTTTTCTTGTTTCGTTTCGCAATAACCGACGCTTTACCGCCAGCCGACGCAATGCGCCGCCGTTCTTCTGGCGTTCGTGTACGTAAATCAACCAATGTTTCTGGATTAGCCAAGACACAACCCCCTATTTTTTTTTACAGAATAAATGTTTTGGCAAAAAAAGCAAGTGGCTATTTTTTTAGGCTTTCCCGGATAATCAAGGGCGCGGCAAATTTCCAGTTCACCCGGTGATGTATGCGCTTTTCTTTATCGCCCATAACAGCAATTTGAACGGCAGACGGGGCAAACATAACCGAGTAAAAACTTTTCAGATAAGTCCCGCTGTTCAAATAAACCTCGGTCATTCCGCCTTTTGTTTTTTGCGTCTGATTTTGAGTAATGCAAATATTTGTCAACGTCATAAAGATTTCACCGACTGCGCCCAAACTCACATAGGTGTTTACGTCTTCATTTATGCGGCCGACAAATTGAAACGGTCGATCAACCGAGCAAAAAAATGTATTCATCGCTTTTCGCTTGATTTTGCCGTTGCGCAAGGTTTTTGATTTTCCGCCGCCGAGAATATCCCCGCCTTGTGCCATTGCAATCGATTTTGCCGGAATTGATTTGAAATAAGTTAAAAAGATGTTAAAAACTTCATCAAGGTTTTTACACATCTGAACCGTATAATTTTTGAATTTATCCAACGTAAACCGAAAATGTATATAATCGTCGTCTAATTCAAGAAAATATTTAAAACCCAGCTGGCGGGCAGCCTGAAAACAAAAATTTCGGGCATAAACGATTGTGCGCCGGTCTTTGTAAAAATTATCGGCCTCGTCAAACGTTTCTGCAACCTCTTTTTTGTTGAAAACAATAACTTTGTCGCCGTAAAGCTCTTTATAGCGTTCTAGTTTCGGATCTTCATCATCGCAAATAAAAAACAGCGGTCCGGTGTAGCCCTGTTTTTTCAGCGTCTTCAAGGTATAAATTTTATTCGGGCGTCCGTGGGTCAGAATAAAAACGCAAAAATCATTCGTCGGATTCGTCATCAAGCAGCCCCTCAATTTCTTTCGTCAACCGAACGTATCCGTTTTCAATCGCTTTATTAAAATCAATAATTACCAAAGCCAATTTTTCCATAATAGCCTGAATTTCCGGCGGCTGGTGCGCATAATATTCGGCTATCTTTTCATAATTGAACCGATAAAGGCGGGCGGCAGCAATGCGTAAAAATCCTTTAACGTCTTCCGGGATTCCGTCAGCTGCATTTATTTCGTCAATTATTGCGTTAGTTTTAACGACATCAACAAGCTCGGATATATCCGGCTTATCGCCTTTAACTTCATAAATCGGGGTAGTGATTTTAAGCGTATATTTTTCGGAGAGTTCCTGCGGCGTTTCTTCTGCTGCTGTTTCAACTTCGCCCCAGTCTAAGCCCCAAGAGGTGGTCAAGACTTTATCCCAATCAGCCGTTAAAATGTCCCAGTCCCACTCTCCGTCTGAAATATTATCAGTAATGACAATTTCGTCTTTTTCGGCTTGTGTGAGGGGGCGGGTTGGATACATAACCGGTATTTCTAAATCTTTCCCCGCAATTTTCAGAAGAGCTTTTAACCGCTGATTCCCACCCAAAACGTTTAAATTCTCATCGGTTTTAACTGGATTATGAAAGCCAAGACGCTGGATTTTATCTTGAAGACGCTCCAGTTTTTCTTTTGAAATTTTGCGCGGATTTTTGGCGTTAGGGATCAGGTCGCCAATGCGGACATATTTAACCTGCCAAATATCCATCGTTTTACCTCACGTTAAAAAATTAACTTAATGCGCATTTTTTTTACGCGAATTTTGCGCAAGAAATACGCACAACTATACGTTGAGGATAGCAGGCTGTTTTTTTTTTTACAAGCGAAATTTTTATTTAATCGTCCGGGACTTCAACTTTTGGACTGCTCATTTTGGATTTTGGCCGCGTTTCTTCAATCAATGCTTTATCGCATAACCATTGATATTGCCTAAAACTCAAGCCCTGCGAATTATACAGGCAGCCAATATCTACTTTTTCGGCCTTATCTGCCGACATCTTTTGCCAGGGCTTATAAAACCAAATTTTCGTGTATTTTTCATTTCTGAAAGTTTTTATATTATAATCGCTGTTAAGGCGCTTTTTTTTGGCGTAGGCGCGAATTTCTTTTTTGTCGCCATCTACTACCGCAAATTTACAACTTTGTAGCTCACGCATAAAAACATCGCCGAAATCGGTCATTTTTTTTCATCTCCCTTAATATTACTGTTGTTATTTCCTAGTTGAAGGTTTTTTGGAATCCCCAAGAGGTCGCCCCATTTTCCTTGTCGTTTAGCAAAGTTGGTTATCTGCTGGCAAATAAAGTTTTTATCAACCATTTGATTTTTATGATTTTTTACCAGCCAAGAATTGAGGGACTGGCGTAAAATACTGTCTGCATTTGCATACGGTTTAAAAAACGGGTCGTTGTCGAAGTCGATGTTGAACCCGTCGCAGATATAGCATTGTTCAACGTTTTTCTTCGCAGACAGCAACGGGTTAAAAAACTGATTACTTTCATTTAAATTTTTTTCTTTTATTTTATTTTCTTTTTTAAAATTATTATCAGTTAAGTAAGTAGTATCAGTATTATTACTATTACTATTACCTGGGGGGCTAGCAACCCCCTTATCAGGGGCTGGCAAGGGGCTATTTAGGGGCTTGCTAGGGGCTTCGTAGGGGCTATTTAGGGGCTTGCTAGGGGCTTCGTAGGGGCTAGCAACCCCCTTATCAGGGGCTAAAATATTATTATAACGAACCCGATTTTCTTTAAGAATGGCAATGATTTGTTTATGCGCATTGTTCTTCGGATTCAAAAAATCGCCTTGCTGAAATTTTATAAATCTTGTCAAATAAAAATTTCCGTTCTCAAGCTTAACAATACGTTTCTTATCTGTGTTTAATGATAGAATGTCTTCCTCGGTTATTTTCTCACCGATAAAGACTTCAAGCAAAATATAATTTGGCTCATATATGCCGGCATTATCGCAACTGTCATATAAATAGCGCAGCAGTAACTTTTGTTTCATCGAATATTTTAAAAAAAACTCTTTGCCCCAAAGTTCTGTGTCCGTAAACCGTTTAGCCATAAGTTAATCCTCCACGATTAAAAACTTTTTTTTAGGCTGTCGGTTGCCTTTACCTTTCGGGCTTATTCCCGCTAATTTTATATATTTCAAAAGCGTCATGTGGCTTACATTTAATATTTTGCAAGCGTTTTTAAGTGAGTTTTCTCTGTAGATTTTTTCAAGCTGTTCTTTTGTAATTTTTAACATTTTCAAATCTCCCATAATTAAAAGTATAATTATAATTAAGAAATGTAAACAAAAAAAATTATATGTTAATAAATTTCTTCAAAGCCTCTTTGACATCATCAACTGACCGGGCGAGGATATACACCCCGCCCATTTCTTCAATCATTTTCTGGAATAGCTTTTGGCTTGGCCTCTGCTTTCCTTTTTCGTTTTTTACTTCAATTTCAAGACGAATCCCGCCTTTTATAATCCCGGAAATATCGCCCCCGCCTAATACCCCGAAAGATATAAAACGGCAGCCAGACGATAATTTACCGGTATTCTGCCGCCAAATTTTTAAATCATCACGGCAGCCAAATTCAAGTAAAATTTCTTGTTGTATTTGATGTTCCGACTTCATTGCAGAAGATTCTTTCGTTTCAGCCAATAAGGCAATGTAGCGTGTTTGTCTTCCCGGTCAATTATCTCTTTGGCCCGTCGCCGGGTGAGATAAAAATTCGGGGTATTTAACCGCTTATCTTCCGTATAAAAATAAAAATCGTGTATGAGTTTTAAAAGTTCTTCGCGCTGTTTTTTTAACGTTTTCTTGCGAGCGAAAACGATACCAAAAATATCCATAATTTTACATCCCTAAATCTAATGTTAATCTGTTTTGCCGAGAGCGTCGTCAAGTGCGATAAAGGCACCGGCGACGTTTAGCGAACCGGCAAGGACATCTTGAGCCTCTTTTATTTTATTTTCAAGATGATTTATTCGTTTTTCGGCTTTTTCTAAATCTTTAATGGAAAACCAACGCTCAATTTCAAAAGGAAAATCCTCGTTGAAAAAAAGTATTGCCCAAGATTTTTTAGTTCTATAAACCATAAGCAAATTTTCAGCATTTGTCAGAGGGACAGGACTCTCAATTTCGGCAAAATATTGCTGCCCTTTTTCCGGTTTTTCTGCCATTGTATGAAAAATCATTTTTTATACCTTTCAGAAAAGGGGCGCGAACGCCCCCGTTATTATTCGTCGCTGTTTTCATCTGAATCATCGTCAACGTTTTCCAAAACTTCGTCAACTTCCTTGTCGCCGTCCTGAACCTGCTCGGCCTCAATCAAAAACGGGGCAGTCGTTACTTTTCCATTTTCTGAAACCGTCGCAATTTTCGGCTCTCTTTTCAGATTAAAAGAAACTTCAACCGAATTTTTAATTATGTCTATGCAGTTCGTTGAAATAAACACGCCAGAAGTCGGGACCGTTACTTCACCGCATAAATATCTAAATTCGATTTTATTGTATTTTTCAGACGCTGCAGACGCTGAAATTGCCTGTCCGGAGATTATCGCACCGCGGTTAATTTCGTGGGCTACGGACGAAAACGATAGATCAATAATTTTACGGCAATTTTGAACAAGAGCTTGCGCAATCTTAATTGTCCGCTCGTCTTCGTTAATCTTTTCCAGATAACGGTTTTTGCAATCAACCACCAAACGGACAATAACCGCGTCAAGAACATCCTTTTGCTTTTGCGTCAACTCCAAATCATCAGTAAAAAACGTTCTGTTTTTCAGTTCTACCGCAATAGACGCCGCTATATCGTGCGCCAAATCTGAATAGTGGTCAAAATTCATAACTTCCGAAAAAATATTATTTACGCATTCTTGAGCGACATCATTTTTAACATCTGCAATCGAATCATTTTGAACAACTGTCATTTTCTTTTCCTTTTTCTTGAATTTAACACAATTTTAGCCCAGGCATACGGATTAGCATACCCCCGCTGTTTTCCAAGCTCTAAAAGCTTGTTGAAAGCGTTGGCCTCTTTCCTCTCACGTTCTTTCTGGACTTTCTGAATTTCAACAAGTTCGGCGTCAATAAACTCAATTTCACGCTGTGATTTTATAGCATTTTCAGCACCAAAACCACAAACGGGGCAGGCGCGCAAACTTGATTTATAATAAGCATAACACTGCGGACAAGTGCGGATAAAAATTTCGTCTTCGTCCCGTTTCTGCTTACGGCGTCCCTCTAAGCTCCAATCTCTTTCGTCTTCCGGGAAACCGTGATTTTCTACATTCCGTACGTGATCCAAAATTATTGAATACTCTTTACCGGAATATGGCCGCAAAACACGTCCAGCCTGCTGCAAATAAAGCGACAAGCTTTTTGTTTTGCGTAAAAATATGGCACAACCTACAACTGGGATATCTGTCCCCTCGGAAATGATATTGCAGGAAGTCAAGCCGTCATATCGCCCGGAGCCTAAGCCATCAATAGCGTCGCGGCGGTCAAAATCAGACATTGTGCCGTCAATACATTTAAAATTAAAACCTGAGTTACAAAATTGCTCTGCCGTATGCCTTGCGTGTTCGATTGTTGAGCAAAAAGCAATTGCCGGCATATTTGGGCATATTTTTGAATAATGCCGGACGCAATCACCTATAATTTGCGGCTGGTCAAGCATTTCAGACATTTGTTTAACGTCATAATCACCGGCAATTGTGCGCAATGCTGAATCATCAAAATTTATCGGCGGCGCAAAAACTCTCGGCTGCGACAAATATCCGCGTTCAATCAAGGATTTTACAGACGGGCCAAGCACAAGTTTTTCATAAACCCCGCCGGATTCTATGCCTAAACCTTTACCGTCAAGGCGTTCCGGCGTTGCTGTCAGCCCGAGCAAGAAGGCATTCGGATTTCTGTCTGTAACGTTTCGCCATTGACCTGCAACGGCGTGATGACAGTTGTGGACTAGAAAACCATTAGCAAAGTAATTATGATTATCTGCAACGGTCAAATCATAGACATAATCTTCATTATTCTTTTTTACATTTGTTATGCTTTTAATTTTTACGAAATTAAAATATTCGT